CAGTTTTTTAAACTAGTTTATTCTAGACGTAACTCACCCAATATACGGGCGTAACGTGTTTCACATTTTCGATGTGTGATCAAGTTTGTTGATAATTTCGCGTAGCTTAGGGTTAAACCACTAGGTACTATATTTGTTTCGCGAAATCTTACTTGATGTTTCATATCATTTCTCTGTAAACAATGTCTGCTGGATTAAGTGCCACTTCTCCTCCAACAATCAAGTCAGTTTGATTGTCTTGATGAGGCATTTCATACTTCTTTAGCACCATCTGCTTGGAAACCTCCTTTGTGTCACAGAAGGCGTAAGCGACGAGAAATTCGTAACACGCCGTGGCTTCAGTGTATGACATGCAGTCGATCCACGAGGAATAGTTTCTCCTGGTCATTTCGATGCACTTGTTTACTCCTATTTTTTGTACGAGATGTATGTATTCCTTTAAGCTAGTCTGGTATTCAGCTAGATCATCATCGTCTTTAGAGTGTCGGCTAAGCACCCTGAGAGTTTTCATGGCTAAATTCAATCCTACCCCGTCGCTGTCAAATAACATACCACAGAAGTCTACACATTCATCTTTTGTTAAAACGATTTTAAAGTTGGCCCAGGTCGCCACCCAGCCCAACCTTCTTTCGTTAACATGTAAACCTCCTTGTATTTTATTGAAGTCGTCACCACTGCCTCCCCATACTAGCGGGCCAGAGCCCTCCAGCACGAAGTTGCCAATGACTTCTTGTTGCACTTCGTTGTCTTCTTTAGTCAACAATTCTCCTGAGGTTAATTCATTTTTTGTGGTTGCGCTTATGCCTTGACTTACTATTGTAGAGTTGGTTGAAGCAGCCCTGACATAATCGAGGACTTCAGTGGAGAACCCGAGCCTCTTCCAGTAGCCATTTTTTAGATAGACGGTGCATTCTGTATGTCCAGAGTCTGCCTGTCCGAGATCTGAGTTTATTATGCTTGGCTTTGTGAAGGCTATTTTGTCGGTCGCTTCGTAAATTTCATTGATAAAGGCTTCCAGACTTTGTCCATGCATGGTCGTTCCATAAACCATGGACGTCTTCTTGTGAGACCGTCTTCTGACGGACGCCATGATTCTTGTGATGAGGTGCATTTTGGCGTTTTTTCCTAGAGATGAGGCCGCAATTCCCTGTGCTACAGCCCCGGGATTGTAGCCTTTGGTCATGTTGGCCACCTTATCGGCGTCTTTGAGGCTGAATCTTAGGCTGGAAATGTCCTCTCTGTAATCCCAGCCTTCACCTTGAAAACGCTTGTCGTAACTTTTGACTCGGGCGTCACGCATGAAATCGTCGAAAATTTGATCTATTTCCCCGTCGGATAGAAAGACTGGATCCATATATATTTGAAAGTGATGATCTAATAGCTGATCTATCTCTTTCATTATGAATGGTGTCAGCACCCGGTTTGGCATGGCCTTGCAGTTATATCTTTTGGCTATGACCCTGGCAATTTCCATTTCATTTTTTTTTT